CGGCGACGATATCTCAGATTTGCTGAAGGGCGCTGCACTTGATGGACTTTTGGTTATCAAGTCGATTGCTTGTGATGAAAAGGCGTCGGATTCGGTGCGGCTGAAGGCCGCCGCGGACTTGGTGGATCGCTGGAGAGGCAAGAGCGTGCAACATATTCAGACGAGTCATTCGAAAGTGCCTGTGGATTCTCTTGAAGAGGTTGAAAAATTGCAAGCAGAACTCAAAACACTCTAGTTTATGGCGGCACTCGTTAATCTACCAGACTTTATTAAGGGCGACCAGTGGGAAGGACTCACTTGTGGCCCTGTCTTGGTAGATGGTGCGGCTCCTGCGGAGACTTTGGCGCGGGTTAAGATGTCTTTTCGGGATGTAAATGGGATTTTGGGTTACGTGTTGGACAGTGAAGTGGTTAGTGGTGCGGGTTTGATTGTGATTTCGGATGCAACTACTTGGACCGTTTCGATTGGCGAGCAGGCCCTACCGCTGGAAGAAGGCAAGTGGGATTACAATTTGAAGTTTTATCGGACCGGGGTTACGCTGCCTTGGACTTTGTTGGAGGGCAGTATCACAGTGAAAAAAGGAGTGCCCTATGATGATTGAGAATCCTATTCGACTGGAGTCTAAGAAGGTAGTCATTGCGGTAACTAGGCCGGTGACTGAGGTTAGGCTGTATCAAACTGCACCGACCAATGGACAGACTTGGTCGGTTGTAGGAAACTATGCATTTTTGTATTTGAGTGGAGTGTTGCAAGGAAAAGTTAGACTGATTGAACCATGAAGAAACTTGTCTTATTTTTGTCGCTGGTGTTGTTGTCGAAGGTTTGTGCCGTCGATGACGTTATCGTAGATAGGGAGACTACCACGATTACTGAAATGCGGCTGGCTAATCCTGGGACGGACAAGTTGTGGTTCTGGGATAACAGTGCTAACAAGATTGACTGGTTGAGTCTGGGGACTAATCTAAGTATTAGTGGCACTACTCTGAATGCGAGCGGTGGTGGAGGAGCCTGGGGAACTATTACTGGGACTTTGTCGGACCAGACAGACTTGCAAAGTGCTTTGGATGGTAAAGCCGCCACGTCGCACACTCAAAATTGGTCTACGATTTTATCAACACCGACGACTCTCGCTGGCTATGGGATTAGTGATGCCCAACCTTTGGATAGTGATCTGACGAGTATTGCCGCACTGACTACGGCGAGCTTTGGTCGAGGGTTGATTGAGTTGACTGATGCGGCTAGTTTGAGGAGTGCCGCAGGCTTGAGTTATTCGGCTGCGGATGATGCAAATACGTTGGTTATGCGGACGGGGACTGGTGAGGCTTATGTGCAGTCCAGTTTGTATGTGACTAACTCCGGGACACATAATGTGAGGGCTGCGTATAGGGGCGAAGATATTCAGTGGATTAATGCGGCAGCTGATGGGAGCTTGACTTTGAGCGCTCCAACGATGGGAACTGGGGATACTTGGGCTGTAGTTTTGCCATCGGCGAGTGGAACGCTTGCGTTGGATAGTCAGATTCCAACGCTGGCTGATTTGCTGAGTGATGGTGATAAGGGCGATGTGATTGTGAGTTCATCGGGAACGGTGTGGACGGCGGATGCTGTAGTTGGTTATGCGGCTGACCAATATCCTGAAGATAAACTGGTGAGATATGGAAGTGGTGGAGAGCTATACGCTTTGCAAAAACTTCAAGTGTTGGACGGTGACTGGACAGCTCAATACGGAGCAAGTAATATTGTCTGGGCTGATAGCGCTTCTGGATATAGTGTTAGTTTGTCTCTGCCGACTTTGACTGGCAACATTCCTTTGATGGTTCCTGATGTAGGAGGAACATTGATCACTTCCGGAACCGCAGGGAGAGTTAACTTATTTCCTTCGTTTGTTGGCAATGGTGGGAAGGCGATTAGAGTTAATGCGGGTGAAACTGATATTGAATACTTTACCGCTTCGGGTTCTGGCACTGTAACGAGCGTAGCTGTGAGTGGCACTGATGGCATTGAAGTGGATTCAGGCTCGCCAATCACCGCGTCGGGAACCATTCAGCTAGGTGTCAATGCGAGCACGATGAAATCGACGCTTAGTTTGGGGAATGTGGAGAACACGGCGCTTTCTACTTGGGCAGGAACAAGTAATGTGACAACTTTGGGGACCGTTAGCACAGGGACATGGCACGCTACAGTAATCGGGAGTAGCTATGGCGGAGCTGGTAGTGCTAACGGTATCCTCAAAGCTAATGGGAGTGGAACGGTTAGTGCTGCGACAGCAGGGACTGATTATCTGGCCCCGAGTGCAATTGGAGTTACGGTTCAAGCTTACGATACTGATTTGGATGATCTTGCTGATGGAAGTTTGAGCGGTAGTAAGGTCGGGGCTGGGGTTGACGCGGCTAATATTACGACAGGAACTCTTCCGGTGGCACGAATTGGAACCGGTGATATCGGAGCGACACAGCTTGCGTCGACTGCGGTTACTCCAGGGAGTTACACGAGTGCGGATATTACAGTGGACGCCGACGGGCGTGTAACGGCTGCGAGTAACGGGAGTGGTGGTGGAGGCGGGGGAGCAACTATCACGGCCCACTCTGTAGCCTCGGACCAGACAAGCAGCTCGCCCAGTTATGCTGATGTCACCGGCTTAACTGCCAGCGTCGCGGCCAATACGACCTACGTTTTCGAGGCCTACATCATCTGGCAGAGTTCCAGCTCAGCAGAGGGCATCGGACTCGCGGTAAACGGTCCAGCATCGCCCACGCTCTTAGTGTCTCACGCTGCCGTCAATGCCGCGGCCAGCTATTACCCAGTCATCAAAGTAGCTACCGCCTATGACACAGGGGCTCTAATTACAACGGGCGCGGGCGCGACTGATCGTGCGGCTCACGTTCGAGGAGTCATTACGACAGGCGCTTCATCGGGCACATTCGCCATTCGTTTCCGCGCGGAGACAGGTGGGGCAAGTTCTGCCACCGTGAAGACTGGATCGGCTCTTATCATGACTGAACTCCCATAATTACGAAGATGAAATCGTTACTATCCATGCTTTTAATGTCTTTGACAGGCTGTATGACCTACTACAAGAAGGGTGATCAGACCTTTGTTGGAATTGTAGGGACGGATGTGGCTGACGTTAGTGCGGGGGAGTTTCATGCTAGTGGGGTGAATCAGTCTAACACGGTGGGGAAGGTTACGGATGGTGTGAAGGCTTTAAAGGTTATTGGGGTCAGCGGTGAGGTGCTGGCTCCGGCGAGTGCAGGAGTGGGAAAAGCAATTGGAGGTTTGGCTCAATGAGTACTCAAGCGAAGGATAATATGCTACAGATTTATCGCATCGTTCTAAGTATGCTGACAGCCCTTGGGTGCTGGTTAGCGAATGAGGTTTGGACTGATGTGAAGTCAGCTAAGAATTCCTTGCATGAGTTGCAGACCGCACAAGCGGTTGCGACGGAGAGTAAGTTTACGGTTAAGGAGGCTAACTCCATGAGGGCGGAATTGGTGGGTTTGGCGGTTAGCAACACGCAGAGGATTACTTTGATGGAGGAGAGGAATCGCGAAGTAATGGCGATGCTTAATGAAATCAACAAAGCAATGAAAGGACGCGACGGTGAATAATTTGCATTTAGAACTTCTGAAGGAGAAAGATAAGATCAAAAGCTTGACTGTGGTTGAGCGTGTTGGTTTGTGGGTTCTCGGACCGAATGGTTTCGCGAAGCGCCAGACACTGAAATGGGCCGCTGCAATAAATATTTTTGTTGCTGGCTGGCTTGAACAGTATGGAGCTTCCGAGCATACAGCACAGATCGCGGCGGGTGCTGCGGGTGCTTTTCTATTTGGAAGTGAGTTACTTCTGAGTTGGGTTTCAACTAAGTTGGCTAGAAAGGCACTCGAGGAATGAATAAGCTGATTGCGAGAGTGCGCGGAAATCCTGTCTGGTGGGGAGATGGTTGTTGCAGCTTTGTGGCTGGAATGACCATTGATGCGGATGGAAGTCCCCGAGCCTACGGGCCGGATAATAAAGGGCTGGATTATACGGAGAACGCAGGTCATCCCGGCAACTGGTGGGGAGTGGTGACAAGAAATGGTCGTCCGGTTATTCAGAGTGGATTGGACGAGGGCCAACCGTGTAAGGGGATGTATATTAGCACGACGTCTCTACAGAATGCCTACGAGGGTTTGTATGACGTGCGGAGATATGTGAACTCGGAAGAGGTGCCGTTTATTGTGGTGCCGGGGTTTCTGAGAAAGCGACTGCCTGGGATTGTGATGGGCTGTAGAGCCGAGGTCAGGTATGCGGGCAATAACAGGGTTGTTGAGTGCGTTGTTGCGGATAGTGGTCCGGCTACACACTTGGGTGAGGGGAGTATTAAGTTGGCGAAACTGCTGAATATTCCTTCGAGTGCCAGGAGTGGTGGACTGGATAAGCAACTCATTACTTATAAGTTTTGGCCCGGAGTAGTGAGTAAATTTGGATATAGATTGCAACCGCTATGATTAACAAGACTGTCAAGATTCTTTTCACTGATGGGACATCGTTTACTGTGCCTGGAGTTTATGGGTATCAGTATTCCGCTCCGATTGATCCTGGATTTAGCCGGGGATTGTATCGGAGGACTTTCCCGTTCACGAAGCCTACAAGTTTAGCTACATTTGAGACTCCTGATGATGGGGCTGCAGGGACCGGGAGTTTGTCGTTTAGGATTCCTGATGAGGTTATGGGCGTAGCCCCGAGGACTCAATATGAGTTGGTGGTGCTGCTGCAGTTGCTTGATGCGGATGATAATGTGATCGCCGAGGCGGTGACTAATGATCTGAGAATGTGGGGAGTTATCGGAGACACCAATGCTTAAGGAACAAAGAGTAGAAGAGTTTGCTATTGATCTGGTGGAGACGCCTGATCCTAGTAATCCTGCGATCTTGGTTACCGTGAGTGCCAAAGGGTTTGATCTTGGGGAGATACCTAAGAAGGGCACGACATTGAAACTGAGTGCGGTCGAGAGGATGTTCTCGACAGAGACCTACGATCAGTATGTGTTTGCCAAGGTGATGAGCGGTCCACCTGGATGGTTCAGGTTTTTGTTTAATCCTCCTGTGTTGAGTGCGGATGATTCGAAGTTGGTGCCGTTCAGGGAGTATAATACGACTTATGATCGGTCTGTGACTTGGCCAATGGTGCTGACTGATTTAGGATTCTTTGAGGATACTGAGTGGGTGCAGCTGAATGTGGATAAGGATGGAGTGCAGACAGATAATCCGACCTACTTTCCACGCTGGGCTTATGTGCCTGAGGTGCAGGTGGATGAACAACCTGTGAGGGTTGAGGAGTATTTGACTTCGACTTCGTTTGATGCGGGGCTTATGGTGGGGACTAAGCCCGTGCCTACTCCAGTCCATGCGGATATCAGGGGCAAGACGGTGCAGTTTCCACCTTGTCTGCATCCAACGATAGAGATTCCGAGGTTTGACCAAGAAGCTGAGTTCTTTGACTGCATTGTGGAGAAGAGTGAAGTGGTGGCTGGTGGACCTCAAGTGTTTCCGGCTACATCTCAACAAAGGTGGGGTTCTTATTCGCTGTGGAGATCGGTTAAACAGGATACAGACTTGTTCTTCACACAGAAATTTACTTTCATCCCTCCGAGAGTTCCTAAGACTATTGTGATATGATTCCGATTGTTGGTGCACATTATCAATCTCGAATGCCTCTGGTGGCTGGGCCTCCAAGTGGAGGGTTGTTGCCTGGGCCTCAGGGTCCTGCTGGTGCGGATGGCGTGGATGGCATTAATGGGATTGACGGTGTGGATGGAGTCGACGGAACTGACGGTGCTGATGGGGCCGAGGGACCAATGGGACCTGAAGGTCCACAGGGTCCAGCTGGAGAACAGGGACCACCAGGAGAAAAGACTGCAATTGTTGAGACCTCTGAGGGTTTCAGAAAGATGTATTGTGAGGAAGGGACTCAAGTTTGGTTTCATCACAGGGTTAAGGGCTGGAGTGCATTGGGCGGACACTATCAAGTGGACGGGTTGTTTTTGGAGATGGTCGAGCTGGATAGCGTGCATGTGTCCAGTGTTGCGGCTGAGTATCCTTGGATAGTGTGGGCCAAGTTCGATAAACAACTGGGGATGGTTGTGTTTGATATGCAAGTTTTGGCGAGTGAAGGTCGCGGATTTGCGAGAGTTAATTTTACGATTAGTGGAGTGCGGAAGGGCTTTGAAGCAGTTTACATGTCGGAAGCAACGCGGAAAGAGTTTGATGTCAATAATGAACGGTGGCTTTGGTTGAGTGGGAGAAAGGATAAACTAGATGGTTGAGACTGTAGATCCAGTTCAATTACAGAAGTTAAGGCGGTTGGCTCAAATTAAGAGAGACAACGGCCTTGCGTTCTATCGTCCCCATGCGAAGCAGGAGTTGTTCCATGCTGCGGGTGCTTTTAAGAGACGGTATGTGAGGACTGGAAATCGGTTTGGCAAGTCTACGTGCGGTGCTTCAGAGGATTTAGCTTGGGCTATTGGGGAACGAATCTGGTATCCACAGGGTGATCCTAGAAGGACAGCGGGGATTCCTAAAAGATCGACCAAAGGATTGATTATTGTTGCTGACTGGGATAAGGCTAGAGAGCAATTTACCAATCAGCAGGAAGGTGCCGCGATGGGCAAGTTGTTTAAGCTAATGCCTAAGGCTGCGTTCAAGGGAGTGCACAAGAATCAGGCTGGTGAGGTAGATATGGTGATGGTGCAGAGTATTCACGGAGGAGTTAGCTCCATTTATTTGGATACCGTGAAGAGTTTTGCATCTAACCCGATGGGCCAAGAGTCTAGTGATTGGGATTGGATTCATGTGGATGAGCCCTGTCCGAAAGATATGTGGGTCGCGAATAGTCGTGGTCTGGTTGATCGGGGCGGGAGTGCTTGGTTTACCTGCACGCCTATCACGCAACCTTGGATCAATGAGTATTTCATTCCTAGACATAGGCAGAGGGATGAGTTTGGCGATGGCTTGGGTGATGAGGCAGCGTCGAAATGGGTGATGACCGGGACAATGATGGATAATCCGATTCTTCCGAGAGAGTCTATTGAGATGTTCTCGAATGATATGAGTCCCGCAGAGCGTGAGAGTCGTATTTATGGGAGGCCTAAGTCGTTGAATGGTGTGATTTACAAGTCGTTTGATCGGGAACGGCATGTTTATCATGATGTTCCTAAGGGTTGGAATGACTTTGATGATCCGCCAAGGAACTATTGTGTTAGATATGCGATTGATCCGCATCCTCGCACGCCTCACGCGGTATTGTTTGCCGCTACTGCTCCGACTGGAGAGGTGTTTTTCTACAAGGAGATTTTTGATCCGTGCTATATCGAGACATTGGCGGACAATATCTTGATTACTTTGGATGGTAGGGTGCCTGTGACTGAGTTGTGTGACTTGTCAGCATTCAATGTAAATCCTATTGATGGTGGTTGTTGGGCTGACATCTTCTGGCGTAAGGGATTGGGGGTTGGCCCTGCGTCAAAAGAGCTCACTGCTGGGATTGTTCGTGTGGAACAAGAGCTTAGTCGGCCCAACAACCTATATTTTAGTAGTGCGTTGAATGAGACTCTGTCTGAGTTTGACTCTTATTCATGGGACCCTAAGAAGGAAAAGCCTGTGGATAAGAATGATCACATGATGGAGTGCTTGTATCGGTTGGTTGTGAACGGACTTCATTATATCAATCCGATTGATCCGCCTACTAAATCTGACAAGGGTTTGATTTTGGATAAATTAGACCTCAGTTTGCCTTTTAACTACAAGAGAGACAAGATTTATGGATAACGAATTGATTGATAGACTCAATGCTGAAGAATACGATGAGAAGATGGTGAAGCTCCATACGTATTTGAAGGACTCGCTTAAGCAAAGCCGTGATGACATGGGTAAACACTATGACATGTGGGATCGCAACAGCGATGTCTATCGTGGTATTCGTCCTGTAGATGCGGAAGATATCAAGGCGCGGAATAAAGGTGAGCCTGAGCAGATGATTGTGCCTATGAGTTATGCTCAGGTGCAGACATTTGTGACGTTTTGTGTGATGCTATATACGCAAAATGAGAAAATCTTCAATCTCGATCCAACAGGTAATGAGGATTTCGATATTCGTGATGCAGGAGAGCGGATCATTGAGAGAGACTTGCGCAGAAACAAGTTCTTGGCACTGCTGGTGCAGTTTTTGTTGGATGTTTCTCGGTATGGGATTGGGGTGGGTCGGGTTCATTGGACCAAAGAGACTGTGGAAGAGGACTTTGGTGATATTGAAGAAGAAGCCGCACAACCATTTACGGTGAGTGGCGATCCTTTGAATCCTACGGTGGAGCTAGATGTGGATGCGCTGGACGAGGCGGAGGAAGCAATTGCTTTTGAAGGCAATGTGATCACTCCGATCTCCCCCTACAATTTCTTGCCTGACACTAGACTTCCGATCACGAGGTGGAGGGAAGGTAGGTTTGCAGCGGATGAGTCTGTTTTTCATATTGATGAAATCAGGAAGTGGGAAGAAGAGGGCAACGCGGCGGGAGTGGATTTAATTGAGCCGTTTACGGTGGCAAGTTATGAGAAACGGGGTAAATCGAGGTTTAAGGAGTTCGAGAATTTGAAGAAAACTTCGGTTAGTGGTGATGAAGATGACTTTATGGTCTGCGTGACGCAGATGCAGGTGTGGCTTAAACCATATAAGTATGATTTGGGGGAAGGCAAACAACCAAGAATGTTTTTGGTGAAGATTGCCAATGATTCCAGGATCATCAGTATTGAGCCAATGAATGCTGTGCACCGGATGTTTAGCTATTATGTGGCTCCACTAAGCCCCGATCAGCACGCTGAACTGAGTGATTCGTTGAGTAATTTGATCCACGCATTGCAAGATGTTGTAACGTGGTTGATGAATGCCCGAATTGCGAGTGTAAGAAAGAATCTGGACTCGCACATGGTTATTCATTCTAGCTATGTGGATATGGATACTGTGACGAGCAGGAGTCCATTCATTAAGCTGAAGAAAAACGCACCTTTACAGGGGATTGATAAGTTTGTGCATCAGCTTAAGACAACCGATGCGACGATGAATCACATCGCGGATGCCGGACAGTTGAACCAAATGATGGAGATTGTCAGTGGTGTAAATGGTAACGCGATGGGACAATATCATCCTGGGAGAAGGTCCGCGACAGAATCCAAGGCGGTGACTAGTGGGTCGGCCAGCCGCATGAAGGTTACGGCTAGTGTTATTTGGACTTTAGGTTTGGAAGATTTGGGCAAGATGATCTTGCTGAATCATCGCCAGAATGTTAGTTCGGAAACGTTTGCGAAGATTCTGGGGACAGGGAAAGAAGAACTTTATGCGTTGTTCAAACCTGAGAAGGTTAGAAGTTTGATCGGCAGTGAGGACTTCTTTGTGTATGATGCAACGGTGCAGAGTGAGAAGAGCTATTTGGCTCAGTCTCTGCAAGAGTTGTTCATTGCGATTGCGAGTAATCCTGAAATGTTGCAGGTGTTGCCTGTAGACTTGGGCGCTATGCTCCGAGAAATTCAAGCTCTTCGAGGTGTGAGGAACCTTGATCGGTTTATTGTCAAACCTCAACAACAAGTAATCCCATCAACAAATGGACCTAACCCAACTCCAGCCCCAGCAGTTGAAACAACTCAGCGATGATTTTGAGTATCTCAAAAAGACTCTTTGGTATAAGTTATACATTGAGGCGCTTGAAGAGAAAGAGAAATTGGCTGTGTCAGCAATTGTCGATTCTACTCCGCAGACTATTGGAGACTTTGTGACAAGGGAACAACTCATTGGGAGTTTGTCAGAAGTGAAGAGAGAAAAATTTGTCCTTGAGAGTTTCGAGGATGACCTAGCAGAACAAACAAAAGCAAACAAACAACGGAAGGAAGAAAGTGATGAAAATCTGGTATAATCCCCTAATGCATGGCAGACTGATGGCACCAGCCGGAGATTACGGCGATGGCGGTGACGGTGGAGGAATCATGGATGATGACCTGGAAGATGGGGATCTCGATGAGGACGATGATGATGACGACCTCGAGGACGATGATGACGATGAGGAAGAGGAAGTCAATAAGCGGTCTCGTAATAAGGGTGAGATTCCTATTACTGGGGATGCGATTGCTAAGATCGTAGCTGAGACTGTAAAGGCTAGCCGCGCACCAGAGCCTCAGAAGCAATACACTCAGGAGGAATTAGATGCAATTTTAAAGCGTCCAAAAGTGACGGAAAAGCATCTAAAGACTCTGTTTGATCCTGAAGTGCCGGAGGGCGATAAGATTCAGGTTCTTCAGGAGTTGCTGGATGGTGCAGCTCGTCATGCGACGACGGCTGCGGGGTTTGGCCTTAACGAGATTAGGGAATCAACCCAGGCAAGGTTCCATCAGATGGAGCAGATGCAAAGGGCTCAGGAAATGAAATCATTTTTGAAGGCTACAACTCACGAATTTCCAGCCTTTAAGGGCAAGGAAGCAATTTTAACCGCGGCTATCGACCAGCTGAATAAGCAGGGATACAAAGGGGAAAGCAAAGCAAAAGCGATTAAAACGGTGGCCAAAACTGCTGTCGCAATCGCCAGAGCTTACGATCCGAACTTCACAGCGGTGAGGCGAGGCAAAACACAACCATCATTCGCAACGGGGAGTTCCGGCGGTAGCTCCCGAGATACGCGAGGACATGGAGGAAAGAAAAAAGGAAGTGCTTGGGACTGAGTTCTAAGCATTCGCAAAAAGAACAAACAAGGAGGACAAGATAAAGTATGATCTTAGGATTAATGAGTGGCGAGCAACTCGCCTCAAGTTGGAGTGAAACAGCGCGTCGAGAAGTGTTCTATCGGAACCCTACAGGGAAATTCCCTCTCGGTGGCCTGCTTTCGCTTCAGGACACCGAAGAAAGCGATAAGTCGACTTTCGGCTGGTGGGAAGATCGGTTGGTTATGCCGACCGGACTGACGGCTGCGGCTAATGCTGCGGGACCTTTCACCGAATCCGGTAACACGACCGATCAATCGGACGGGTTCAACTTGGCCGCCGGTGGTTCGTTCCGGGTTTACATGGCGTCTACGGATAACTTCCGTGAGCGCGACGTGATCTGGATTCGTAACTGTCCAAATGCCGCCGCGTCGGCAACGCTGCAAATTAAGGGTGTTGTGACTGACATCGACCACGACAATGACTTTGTTATTGTCCGCGCTCTCGAAGCAGTTACCAGCATCAGTAATGCTGCGGATGCAGTTGGACTGACGGTATTTTATATCGGTAGTGCCGCTGGTGAAGGTGTGCGTAGTCGCACTGGTTCCATGACGGTTCCAATCGAAATCAGCAACTACACTCAGATCACCCGCACTGCGTTCGAGTTCACTCGTAATGCAGTGAAAGCTGGTGTGCGCTGGGACAAAGAAGGGGTTTACAAAACCAAGAAACGTGACGCCGCAGTGCGCCACATGATTGGTTTGGAACTCATGAACCTTTGGGGCGTGAAGCGTGTTGACACAATTGTCAATGAAGAGGGTCAGAGCGTCCCTGAGAAGAAGTGTGGTGGTATCGAGTGGTTCCTCAAGCAGTATGAGCTTGGGAATACAGGTAACGGTGGTGTGTTCGATTATCGCCCAGGCGGTAGCGACATCACTTCGTCTACTTGGACCACCACTGAAGAGAAGCGTATCATTGACGTGAATGGGACTCTCAGTGTTGATGAGTTTGAACTGCTCGTCGAGCGTGCGTTCAAGTATAACGGTGACTCATCTAACGAGAAGCTGGTGCTGTGCGGCAATGGGTTCATTAGTCGGTTTAACAAGGTTGTTCGGATGCAAAGTCTGGTCACGACCATGTTGAATCCGAAGGAAGAATCTTACGGCATGTCAATGACTCGTTGGGAATCTCCTTGGGGAACACTTCTGTTCAAGACGCACCCTCTCTTCAATGAAAATGCTGCGTTCACGAACAGCGCGTTCATTCTTGATATCGGTTCGATGAGCCAAATTCCTCTGACGGATTCGGACACCGAGCTTCTCAAGAATCGTCAAAATAATGACTTTGACGGTCGTAAGGACGAGTTTCTTACGGAGTGTGGTCTTAGGCTCAGGTATCCTGAACGCCACATGTTTATTAACAATGTTACCGGTGTGACTGCGTAACTTAACCAAACCTCGTAAATAGAAAGATAGAAAAATATGGCAGCACTTGCAGCAGGCGCAGTTACCGTTCTCAGTTCATGGAGAAGCGGTCTTATCCCACCACGTCAAGTTAAAGTAGCCCACCTTGAGTTGGCACTTACCGGACAGGGTGGAGCAACTAACACCATCTCAGCCTCTGTGTTGGGATTCACGACCATTCTCAAGAGTGGTCCGGTGCAAACCGATGACAACTCTGCCGTTTATATGGCGGCTCCGTCATACGACGGCAAGAAGTTGTTCTTGTATGATCTGTCCAATGTGACAGATGCAACCCGCGATGCACCAGCCGATATCACCGATACGGTGCGATTGGTGGTTGAAGGTCGTCCATAACAATTAGTTGAATAGAAAGGAATACAGAAAGATGAAAGGCAAAATCACATGGTCCGGCACTGAAATGTCCGGGAAAGACGTGAAGGAAACCAAGCAGCTCTCACCTGGTAATAACGGGGAGTATGGTCAGCGCGGTAACAACGTCGTCGGTAAACGTGACCAGAGTTCTGGTGCATCCAAGCGAATTGGTGCTCTAGGCGCTCGCGGCACAGCAGACTAACAATTAGGGAGGCTCGGCATATGACAATTGGACAATTAAGAGAAACAGTGGCTGGTATTCTGGAAAAACCATTAGCCGCATTCCGCAAAGGATCAGGCGATAATGTGGTGGATCTGTTGCTAGTTTCACTGAACAATGCTCGCATTAAAGCAGAGCGCCAGTTCAACTTCTCTGAATTACAAACGTATGCCGAGCTTGCCCTTCCTGTTGGTGGGACAAGTTGGAAGACGGCTACGCAAGTATCGGATAGTGAAGAGGTGAGGATTCGCACTGTGAAGAATTGGTATCTTCGCACTAATGGCGCGGATACTCCTTTGAGGTTGATTACGAAAAACTTGCTGGCTATTCTAACTAAGCAACAAGACTATAACTATGGAGGTTCGTCGGTTCAAGCGATGAGATATCCAGGTGATGGTGATTTGTTGTCACCTGTGTTTTCGAGTTATTTAGTGCAAAGCGGTACTCGTGTTGACTTGCACCCACACTCTACGACCGCATTAACTTTGAGGATGGACGCCTATAAGTGGGCGGATGCATATACCAGCGATGCTGATGAGGATTGGTTCTGCCTATATGGGTCGGACTATCTGATGTGGCAGGCTGTAGTAGAAGCAAATTATTTGACTGGATCGTTTGCAATGCGGTCTGAGGGTGGATTGCCACCACCAACTCAGTTGGCTAAAGAAGCCTTTGAGAGTATGATTATGGCAGATGACGAAGCAGAGGCTATGCCTCAAACACCAGAATTTTTCTAATGAAGGCAGCAGGAGACACATCACCACAAGTCTATGCGAATATGCTGGGACGTCCGAACCCGGCGACCGGAGCGTTACCGCAAGTTCCTCCAGGATGGACACTAAATCAACAGGGTAGTCAATGGGGCTATTCAGCTAACGGAGGCTCACAGGGATTTATTCCTGCTACTCAATTGGGAGGATTGGAGGCTCCTAGCTTGGGTATGACAAGTGCTTCTAAAGGGCCTGTCGGAATGTCAGGTCAGCCTATCTTTGGACCGCCTCAGCAACAGCCGCCAAGTCTAGGATTTGGAGAAGCCCCACAATTTGGGCAAAACAAACAAACAAAAACATTAAACAGATTTCAACAATATGGCCCGTTCGCAGCGCAGCAGTGAAAGAAAAGCCGCATGGCAATCCGTCTTTGCGGGAGATCAGACCAATCCTCTTGATAAGGTGGCTAAGGTGTCTCAAATTCAGGGACAGTTACAACAGAACGAACAGCGGGCTCAAATGGACCCTTTGCTGATTCAGCAGTTGCAGCAACACTTGAATAGCGGGGCACAACTCGATCCAGTTAATCTGGAGATTCTCAAAGCTCAATTAAAGGGTCTACAAGTGGCTCCGGAGGTCGAGCAGAAAAGACTTGGCCTCGATGAGCGCCGAGTTTCATCTGAAGAAGCAAGGGTTAAGCAGGGACAAACTCAATTCGATACTATGTTCCCGCTTCAGAAGGCCGCTAATGAATCAGCGATTGCGCGTGATAAAAGTATGCGCAAGCGCTCTGATGCGGAGCGCAAACAAATCGAGCAATACCTACTGATGATGCAGGGTGGTCCAATTGATCCTAATGCAGAGGCAGCTAAAGCTCAATTCATGTCTTTTTTCAATCAACCAAAGTAAATAGTTATGGCTAAACCATCCGAACAATCAAAACCTTATCAGAGTATCTTTGGCGATACTGCAATGCTGCAAGATCAACAAGCCAGACAACAAGATTCTGTCTTGCGCGAGGCTTTGCGGCATAGTCTTGGAAGTCACATTAAGTTGGATATTTCCGGCAATCCTGTGATGGGTGATCAGAATCCCTTCTCTAATGGATTCTTTCTGAATGCCAGCGATCGAGCAGCTAAGATTCAAGATCGGCAGAATGCAATGCAGTTGGATCGAGGATTCCAACTTCCTCAAGCGCCTGCTGAAGCTGCGGCAAAGACTCCAGGACCGTTTGACATTCCTATGGCAGGGGCGCAAAATCCTATGCCATTCCAGTTGCCACAAGTTCAGCCAGATATTCAGGCTGGGCCTCTTTCATTTAAGATGCCTACGTCTGGCGATGTGGGGTCTAGTTATTCTCGGCCAACTCAAGTGCAAGCTCGGTCACAACCTGAAGCACCTCGACCAACTGCTGATATGCTAATGCGCAATAGCCTCCCTAAGACGGACCGTCCGGTAGATCCGCTGGCCGCATTGCGTCAGCAAAGTCAAGCAGAACAGGCGGGTAATCGTAGTATCTGGCCCGCCGTAGGTCAGGCTGCGGTTGACTACGGTTTGCAACCTATTGCACAAGGTATAGATGCGGCTGGTGGAGCCTTGTTCGGTAGAGAAGAAACACCTGAACAATTGGGGTTGAGACTGGCACTTGAACGTGCTGGTCCTGGGGCTACTCCAGAAATGGTGCAACAGATGGCTCAGCAGATCACCAGAGATGAAATCATCCGACGCGGGCAACAACATATTGGACCCGGTTACGCACTACCTAAAGCTCCAGCACCGCGGCAGTATATTCCTATGCCTGGAACCAGTACTGAAGCCATGCTTCACAATATCGCTAACGAATACGGAACCAAATAATTATGCCTAGCTTCGCCGAAATCCAAAAAGCTCTAGATCGTGCCCAATCCCAGGGGTACGGTCAGAACACCACTGTTAGAGACTTCGCCAAATTAGGTGAATATTTGACAGGTGATCCTAGCTTTCATCCTGTAGCTAAGATGGGAATGTTCGGCGAAGCTGTCTCAAAAGGCAGCGTTGCTTTAGACGAAGCCATTAATTCAAGCGGAATTCCTGAAAAGAGTGGACAATTATTTCAGCGTCTTGGGGATATGTTTGGCGTTGATCCCGAAGCCAGCAGAGCTGTTGGTGAGGCGCTTCCGCGTGGTGCGGTTAACTTCTTACCGTTAGCTGCGGGTGGTCCATTTAGTGTGGCTGCTGCTGGAGCTATGGTAGGCAGTGATGCGTTTGAGAAAACTGGAAGTGTGGGTCAGGCTGCGTTAGGCGCAGTTACGCCATACTTGGGGGGTAAGTTGGCAGAGGTTGGAAGTAAGGCCGCGATGGGATTAGCGAGTAAATTGCCCATTCCTCAGATTGGTTTATTTGGTGGTCAGATGGTTGAGAAAGCTGTTGAGGGTGCTGCTGCGGAAGCCTTACCTATTGGAACGACGGTTGTTCAGAAAGCTGCGACGACTCTGGCTGATAAGGTGGCTGCATATATGGGTGGCCAGGTTGTGGCTAATGCTGGATTCTTGGGCCTTAATGTGGCACAAGTAGGAACTGATGCGTTCTCTAAGGAAAGCTTGTTTGGTCTGTTAGCCACTAACATTCCGTTTGCTTTGGCTGACTTGCACAGGTTCGCTAAGCCTATGCCGCTCGGTAAGGCTGAGTATAAGTATCCAGAGACTCCTCCAGCTACGCCGCTTAAGTCTGAGAGGGCGATGGCTGAATATTATAATAGGCTGAAAGATGCCACAACTGATATCCAGAGGGAAATGCTCAGTCGTCAGTTTGGTTATGACGTGGGACGAGAAGTTCTTAAGTCACGTGCCAGATTGGGCTTTGAGCAAGAACAGATGACCGCGCTGGAAACGGCAAGAAACCAGATGGACCTTGCGGTCAAAGAATACTCGGATGTCTACCAAGATCCTAGATTCAAATCTCCTGAGGCTTTGACTGAGGAGACGATGAAAGACTTGAAGGCTCTGCCTGACCCGGTTAGAAAGATAGTGGAAGATTACCAAAAGCAATTAAAGGTAATCGACAAAGAGTTTAATGCGAAAGTGGAGACGTTAACTAAGGGTTCGCGTAGTCCGCGTGCGATCTTTGGCGTGGTTCACGATGAATTGAATCTAGATCAATCTCTGTTGAGTAAGCCTTTGGAGGCTAGGACTCAGGTTGACTACTTTGATGCGTTGGAAAACTATCTGCCATCAGACATCATCACAGACATCTATAAACGCCATACAGAGCATCTTCCCACAACGTTGGAAGCCCATGTAGCTGAGATGGATCGTCTGAGAAGGAACGGTTCACCCGAAGCGCAGCAGGCCTTATTTAGGGCGAAAGAGAGATTGCGGTATGTCTTTAATCAATCGCTGCAATCATCTAATCTCGATAATTATCCGAGGTATGCCCCTGGACCAGACTCGGCGGTAAATGTCAACCAGAAAGAGGCGTTGGCTGAATCACTGCTAATCAGAGAAGTTGTAAATGAAGAACTTAGAGATTCCGCTCGTAGGGTTCAGCACTTGATTGAAAGAACCCCAGAATCGGTTCTCGCAGAGAATACTCAGAAGGCGTTTCCTGAACGTTCTCCGCTCAGCCAAATGGAAGGAGTTACTCCAGCAGTTCAGCAAATGCTGGAGCATCCACTAATTAAGGCGTCTTTCGATCTCATTAACACTGAACCCCAAGTGGTCAAGTATGACGCTGCTGGTAACGAGATTCCTCAAGGACCGACTTTTTCCGAAAAATACGAAACTCTCAAGAAAGATTTGAGTGAGGCTTTGGACATCACAACATTCAGTTTGGAATTGCTTAAGGCCGATCCAATCTTGAATGAGGTTTCTAACGCAACTGTGACGAAAGAGCTGACACGTCTGATGTCGGAATTGGAGAAGCTTGTCTATAAGAAGTGGGATGTTGAGGAGCGGACTTTGATGCTTCCGTGGAAAGATGAGATTCCGCCCATCAATAAAATTCAGACTGGAATTGCTCTTGGTTCTGATGCAAGTGATTTGAGCATCAGTCTTGCGATCAAGGAAAAGATCGATGCTGGAGCACCAACTGAAGAGGCTGTCGCGGAGGCTGCCCAAGAGGTTATGAACGATGGCTTGGCTAAGTCTGAGCCAGTTCCTCCAATTATCGATCCGGATACAGGCGCTCCTATTCCGCGTGGGACCATAATCAAAGACTTGAAGGGCTATCAATTATCTACCGGACTTGAAGTTAAGGTGGATGAAAATGGAGTTCTTCCTGGCCATACTGTATTTGCTAATGATGAGGGAGTGGCTAAGTTTAATGAGTTGGTTCAAAATACAGAATTGACTCAAGAACGTCAGCCGCAGCGTATCAATTTCGTTAACAAAGATGGACAAGTAGTGGATTATGTGGCAACAGTCAATACACCTGCAAAAGGTCTCACCGAGTTGAAGAACTTTGGTAATGGCTGGGAAGTTGGTGGTCAGGTTACGCGGTTGAAGCAAGGTAGGGTTGGAGTGTTGGGTGGTGTGAAAATGAGTACTTCCATCGCAACTAATCGTTTGCTAGATTTGCTTAGTAAGGCTACCAAACTCAACTACAGCCCTGGTGTCAGGGAGTATATGACAAAGCGGAACATGTCAACCGATCACAAGCGGTTTGATGAAGAGAATCCGATGTCACCTGAGCTGCAGCTTGAAAAGAGCAAGATTGATGAGCACAATTTGCAGGTAGACGTGTTGCAGTGGATTGGTCGAATTATGGCTGACCCGGCTGCGGCAGTCAACAAAGAGTGGGCGCAACGAGTTAAAATTGGAGAGGATCATACAGATCTCTTAGCCAGACTTGCTAGTGCCTACGACATTTGGGTTCGCAATGATAATGAGATGTTTACTAGCCAAGAAGGTCGTATTCTTTCTGCCAAAAAGTATATTGAACAAGCGGTGTATTTGTATGCGAAACAGAAGTTTGATTTCTTGCCTGGGTCTCTCAGAGAGTTCCAATCTGAAGCGGTGGAGTTGGCCGATCAAATGAATGAATCAGAAGACGGAAGATTTTACTATGCCGCGGAGAGGAAGAATGTTTCGGGCAAGATGAAGTGGCAGGTTCTGTCAACTGAGGAAGCCAAGACAGTTTCGCTTGATGCAATGGATGATGGAGTTAGAGAAATTCTAACCTCTAGCGAAGGTCCTGTCGACACACTTGATTGGGAGTATCGTGATGCTTTGGAAGTTTACAATAAACTCTTGAAACAAGGTCGGTTGAGCGCTAACTCTAAAGAGAGGGGCCAAGTCTTTGGGACTTTTGCCGAAATCTTGAAAGAAATCGGTGCTGTGAGTCCTGAATATGTGAGAGGCATTTTGGAATTAGCAGCAAGTAAAGATGGAGAAGCTCTCAGAAAGTTTCTTGTCTCGAAAGGCTACAACCCAAAAGGTCAGATCGCAGAGATTCAAAGAATGGAACAAGCCAAGATCAAGGAGAAGGAAAACTTCTCTACTATGTTCGACGACAACTTGAATCCTACACCACAGGGTGAAGAGCTTGTTAAGAGTGTGCTGATTGCGGCGGAAGCCAAAGGATTGAACTACACTAAGGAAGAGGTCTTGGCAGTATTGCAAAGTGCGGCTACGAATGGCAATCTCAGTAAAGTTGTCAAGATGTTCAAGCAAGGTTCCGATGGTATGCTGTTTGAATTGATGGGTTCCATGCACACGCAGAAAGAAGTGTTCTCGGATGGTATGTTGCCGCCGGAAGTTTACTTTGATAGGCTTCTCGATAAACTTGGGGTTGAGCCTGGAAGTAAGCCAGCGATGCAGCGAGATTTCCTTGCTATGCTTGGCGCGGCAAGAGATATCAAACTGGGCGATCTGTTTGTTGATGGTCCTGTAAGATTGGGAGCTACAAGCCCTGTAACAAGGGACATTTGGTTGGCAAATCCAGAAAGTCTTACAGGGTGGATTGGTAAGGATAAAACCAGAACAATGATGTTTGTTGCTGCTCATGAAGCGGGACACAACGTCTGGCAGCAAGCTCTGGAAGGCAAGTATGGTGCGGTAGCTAGTGAGAAGATTCGCGAAGCTATTGACTGGGCTAAGACCAGCAGTGCGGCAGATAGGCAGGATGTGATGGACTTGATGAAAGAGTGGATGCCTAAAGAATGGGCTGAAATTCCTGAAATCGCACAACTATTGAATGCCCAAAAGACAGGAAGTTCCGCGGCGACTCCATCAGAATGGATGGCTACAGCACACAGTATTTTCCAAGTTGGTTCGTTGAAGGGTAAAGGAGGAGAGAAAATCTCAACTCTTTTGCCTGGGCCTATTCGCAAAGCTTTTGATTGGGTTTATGGCCACATGCAGAAGTTGGCCAAACTCACTAAGATGTATATGGCTGGAAGGGGCAATATGGAGGTTGCTAGACAGGCTCACAAAGTCTTGAAAGCATTTGAAACGCTGCGTAAAGACGTGCGTAAGGCAGACCACAATATCGCTTCCATTGAACATCTAGGTAACTTCGAACCTGGGAAAGTAAATACAATCCGAACCTCAATGATGAACTTCGTTGATCCTACGATTGCAACACTCCCAGGGGCGAAAGAGATACTACAGCTAACCAGTGGAGAGTTCGGAGATGTGACTTTGGGTGATAAATTGATGTCAGCGTTTGACACAATGATTACCAGGACGGAAGATTTAGCTGCAACGCATGGACCTGCCGCAGCGAAACCTCTGGCCGCGCTAGTTTATGCCTATGGGGCTAAAAGAGGAGCAATCAACCATATCTTGAAACCCTTGATTGGGCGGACAGATGCACAGGGGTCATTGAAGTTTGATAATCCTGCTTGGCGTAAACTGGCCAGTAGTAAGCCAGCGTGGAGTCTCTTGATGGATATGCGGAACGAGCAACAAGTGAATAAGATCGCCTTTGTAAATCCGGATGCATCGGGTAGACTAATCTTTGATTCCAGTCTAATGTCGCCAGAATTAAGAGCTAAGTATGGTCAGTTTACCCCAGAGACTCGCAAGATGATCGGTGAAATGATGACGCAATTCCGCACCTCACAGGATTTGGTTAACTCCGAAATCTTCAAGACCCATGTCGAAGTTGGCAAGACTAGTATTAGTCATGTCTTAGGGTTAGCTATGCCTGAAAGATGGGGCGATACGGAAGCTCTAGGTGCAGAGTTGTTTGATGCAGTTAGCAATAATGACCAAGCTCTAATTGAGCAAATCGGGTTGAAAATCAACAATCAGGCTGCATTTGACTCCGCATTAAGAACTGCGGGAGTGTTTGTGAAGGACGCGCAGAAGGTGATGGAGTTTATTCAAGAAAATCCGCACTACGCTTCACTGCGCCGTAATGGAAACATTGTTGTGAAATTTACACATCCTTCTAAAGCTCCTGTTGTAGAGAGCTATGACACGGCTAAAGAAGCACAAGCCGCGAAGGAAAGAATGGCGAAAGAAGGTTATACTTCTGGTAAGCCTGTCATCAAGAGTGATAACCAGCAGGGATTGAGATTGACCTCTGAGGCTATGGAAAGACTTCAGAGAAGAGAGCAAGAATTGAAAGATGAGATTGCAACTTTGCATCTTGGCGACGAGATGACAGATAAGCTAACTTCTGAAATCAACTTCTCAGCCACACTCCAGCAAGCACTTGCGGCGCAGTCAATCTATCGAGCCGGTTCTAATCGGAAGTTAACTAGCGGTTATGAAAAGCTCGACCCGATGACACAGCACATTAACTATGTGACTGCAGTGACAAGTGCGTTGCACAAAAGAAGGCTAAACACATTCTTCGATTATGCGATGGATAACCCTGAGTTGGCTAACAAGCAATCTCTACGAAAAGAGATGGAGATGAGGAGAGAGAATTATCTGACGCCCGACAAAGAGAGTGGAAGAAAACTTTCTAAAACTCTAGCTGCATGGTTCTTAGGCTTTAATATTCCATCTCATATGGTGGAGTTAATGCAGCCGCTTATGACAATGTTGCCTGAGTTGAGAGCCCGGCAAGTAGGTGGATTGGCTAGTTTGAAGCATATCGCTAGTGCGAATGCTGAGATCGCTTCCTACTACAAAGATGCCATGATTCGCGGTAAGAACCGTGAAGGAGAGTCGTGGGAACTATGGAAGGACCCAGAAACCAGAGAGCTGATGAAATTGGCTGCCGAGCGTCTCGGCAGCAGTGGTCACATGTCAGCACTCGATGAAGTGATTGGATTTGACCAGCGCCAATTCAGTGATGTGATGGAGGGTAAAGAACCAACCTCACTTCCTAAGATGCTGATGTCAGGACTGAATTTTTATGCAGACAGTGCGATGCTGATGTATTCTAAATTCACTCAACACAATCGCTACACAGGGTTGCTGGCTGGCTATAAAGCCTTTCGAGAACAGGGAATGACGCACCAGGTTGCGATGGAACAAGCCCTCGATTTTGAAACCATTGTCAATAAATCTAGTGGTAGAGCTGGACGCCAGGGAGCTCCGTGGCAGGGCAACAAAGTCGTAGGCCATGTTTTCTATGCCCTCCAGGGTTACACTACTGGATGGATGGGTCAGTTGGCCCGCTACGCTCGGCATGGATTCGACGGAGGTAAATACGAACATCTCACTCCAGCCGATAGAAAGGCTGCGAGGTCTGCATTCTTTACACAACTTGGCTCACAACTAGCTCTCGGCGGAATTCTTGGACTTCCGTTTGCTGGTGCTATGCTCAAGTTGGCCGAAGAACTATCCGGTGAATCCTTGAGGGATAAAGTTTTTACCTCTCTTGACGAACTGACAGATGATCCGATTATTACAGACATGGCGGCTAGAGGTATGTCTGGGGCGATGCTAGAAGCGGCAGGAGTTCCAATTGACCTTCATCATCGCTTTGCTCTCGGCGGTATGCTCGGATTTAATGAATACGATGGATATTCCGCAACGTCATTGATGGGGCCGACGGCAAGTATGGTTAAAGGATTCTGGAACTTTGGCAAAACACTTGCCCAAGAACAAGACATTATGAAAGCTGTGGCTGCTGGTGGACCTCCGGCAACTAGGAAACTCGCTGAAATGGTGGCGGGAGACAACACAGTTAAGGTTGGCCAAGCTCAACAAAAGAGACTCGAAGGTATGGAGGGTCTGTTGTATAAATTGGGTTTCCCGAATAGGGATGTTGTCAAAATGAGAGAATTCTCCAGCATGGCTGAAAACATGAAAAGTGCGGACACGGCTCATCGAGCTAAAGCCGCACAAGAGATTTTGACAGCCCTCAAGACCAATCCTTCCGAAGCTCGCCAACTACTTCGTTTACATGCCGACAGATCAGTCCCTCAAGAATATCCTGGCGTTGTCAGGGCTAGACTGATTATGGAGGAAACTCAGAGCTTGGCTCAGCGGGTTGCAGACTTGCAAGAATCTCAATCTCTTCCTCGTAATCCTAAAGAACTAGCAAATAGGCGCATTGCCCCTCAGCTGGATCAACTTGGACAGGCGATGAATATGCCTCCAGTTAGTAAAGATGCATTAACGCGAAAAAGCCTAAGAGACCAGGTTTCTAGTCTCTTAGGCTCTCCGATGAAGTTCTAATTATCGAATGCTGCGATAGATTCTATCTACTCCAAGTTCCTGCGCTTTCATAATCGCAGCTTGCATTCCATTGCTAATTCCAAGATCCTGGTAGATCACAATAGCTTCGCAAACTCTTAGCCACTCGTGCCCAGCGTCAATTCCAAGTTGACGCTGGGCACTATCGTTGTCATCTAGGATTCCACCCTGTGTGTAAAGTAGATGAGAAGCAATAGGACATTCTCCTCTGGAAAGAGAATCTCTCATAGCTTCTTTAGCATACTTTACATTCTCTTCGACATAGCCTGCATAGGGACTTTCAAGTATCACGAGTTTTTTCATCTTCTTTATCTTCAGTTGGTTGGTTTATTGGCACAACCCGTAATGGATCGTGCAAAATCTTTGCGTGTCCAAACATGATGGCAAACCTTTCGTCTACTGTCAGTTTATCCATCAGAAGTCTATTAGCTTCACGGCTCAAGGGAAATTTTTGGTTCGTCATCATCGTCATCAGATCTATTGCAAGCTGCGCATAGTTGCTGTTGTTTGAGAGTTAGAACTCCTATCAATGCCGCATAAGTCAGATCAAACTCATCTAAGTATCTATCGATAAGTCTATCCAAATCTGTAGCGAAAGCAGATATTTGATCTCTGTGGTCCATATTATTTAGTTGGTCGGTGGGTAATTTTGTGCAACTTCTGGGGACATCACTAAGCGGATCGTGACATTCTTGATTATTGCTGCTCGCATCACGATGCGGTCTGTCTTGACAAGTTCTGCCAATATCTTATCAATCGTCTCAATGGGAGCATCACGCATAAAGCGAGCATGGACTTGCTTAACGGCTAAGGGAGTTTTGGAAAGTCCTACCCAAACTTCAATCTCATTGGCAATCAAGGCTTGAGGATTCTTTCCTGTGCCGCCAAACAGCGCCAACACATTATCGTCGATGCGGTCTAGTAGTCCAACCGCATAGTTGAAATTCTCAACCGTTAAAACCAATTCATTAGAGTTGGCCAATTGTAGGAGCATACTAATTTTGAGGGCATACTCTGGTTTGGAACGAAGAAACTGAATTAGTGCGGGATGTTTTGTGTTATCCTCGGCGCGGTAGAAGTTCTCGTTATACCATCCATCAAAGACTTGCTCCAGACCTTCGCCCCACTTAAACTGGCCTACCACGAATTGTAGTTCTTTCGCCCTCTCTACACACCTGTCGAAGGCTGCTTTTTGTTCATCAGAAACTGATGGACGTGGCACAGGCTCGCCATTCTTATCGGCTAAGACAAAAATGGAGCGTCGTGCCATGCCAGAGTTAATCAGTTCACTATCAATCAGTTTTTGAATTGTTTGCGTAGTGATACATCCCAGCAGGCTGATGTAAGGATTAGGGATGTAGTCAATACCCCGGCCCAGAGTCTGAACTTTGTATTGTTCCTGGTCCCAAATATTGACGAGCATGTCGATATATCCAACCGCATTACCTCCCGCGTTGATGAGAGTTGTAAACTCGTTACAGAAGATGGACAAGTGTGTGTATTTGATTGCTTTGCCCTCATACTGATACACCTTAGCTCCTGGATATTTCTCGTCTGCCATCATCTTTAGAAGTGCCTCTTTAGTTACTGAGTCTCCAAGATAATGACAAAATCCGGCCTTATGGATTACCTTCTGCGAGATTTTCATCGCAGTAGATTTGGTAATTCCAGCACTCCCCACCAAGAAGATATACATGTTAGGGTATACCTTAAAGATGCCTTGATCCACCCAGACCTTTTTACTTATGGCGTGAGATAGAGTTGAAAGAGCCGACCAAATGTGATACTCAGTCGGACTCTGCGAGTTAGTTGTTGCGAAGCGATAATCTTCGAGAAAGTCAGGCATAAGTCAAAAGCTCAATTGTAGGTTTAAGTGGAATACCACCATCGGAATACATTTCAAAGTTAATCTTAGCGGAAGTTGGAAGATCGCCCGCCATAATCCTGTCACGGTCTGAGTCACTCAGCCCACTACCAGCGGTAAACTGCAAGCCTTCAGAAGTCTCTAGTAGAAGTGAACCAACAGAATACTCTAACCGAGTTCCGGTTTTACCGTGGATATATTCGACGACTTTGAAATCATCGTCTAGCCAATCTTTCCTTTTCAGGAGACATTTCCATCGGTTTTCCTGGTTGCCACAATTGAAGGAGAATCCGTAGGGTTCATCGGTGCGATACATGGTTCCCTCGTAACCTTCTTTGCGATAATAAGCGTAAAGCTCTTCCGCTTCAGATTTGGTGACAAAGTGGGTCGGAACGAACTCGATATTAGGAAGATCGAGGAACATTTTGGCCACATTCAGTTTTTTGATGCGTTCGCTGAATGGGGCCAATAGATTGGATCTATAGACCACATCAAAGATGCTATATTTGATTTCATCTTCATCCTCGTGGGGTGATTTGCGACCTACCGCGACGCAGCGTGAGATTCTTTGTAGAGACCAGCCGTGACGATATAATTCACCATCAAACACGCAATCCTCTTTTAAAAACTGTGTGAGTTCAGATATCTGATTTCTTATCTTCTTTAATTGGCTCTGGTTCCACTCGTGCTGGTCTCGTGATAACAGTAGGGCACCGCTGCTCTTGCTCACGCACCTAAAGCCGTTTAGTTTCGGCTGCACGAAAAGAGGATACGAAAGCACTTTCTGCTTGTCTTGGAACTTGAACGCTAACATGGGTTTCATTTGAATCGGATTGTAGGAGTTGAATTAGTTTTGGGAGTTGTTCAAACGAGACGAAAAGAGGCTCGGTCTTGGTGGCAATGGATAAACCTGTTTTACTAACGGTTATTGTCGTCCCGTCGTCTAGGACGAAGATTGTGTTGGATATGGATTTCACGCTTGAATAAGGTGGGTTGTTTGGAGGGCGTCACCCTTTTTGATTTTGTTGAAGAGTTTAATGACTTCTTTAACTGTCGGTCCTGTCAAATGAACCATTACATTTGTTATTGAGTCAGAACCCATGTTAGTAGAACCGATCCAAGCATCGGAATCATCGAAGATGATGATTTTGGAATGATTGGAAGTGGTCAGAACGAAACTGCACTCTAATTTGAGATGTCTACTGCCTGAAAAGGCTGCGACCAAACAATCTAATTTGCAATGTTTCGCGAGACTATTTAGTTGAGCAATTCCGTTGTCACTCAGAGTCCAAGTGGAAAGTCTTATCTGTTTCGGTTTAGTCTTGGCGGACCTATACAACTTCAATAAGAGTGAGTCTGGACCTTCAAGCTTCGTCGACGAAAGATTGATCTGGAAGTTCATCTGTTACTTTCTTGGTAAAGGTTGCCCAGCGTAGCCCTAAATCATCCTTCTCGAATTCGAGTGAAAGATGCGCTCGTTCGGCCCAGGAAACTGGATCGACATCTCCGAACACAATAGTTAGATGTTTTCCTGAAATCACAACTGACTCTTCTTTTTCGAGGTCAGCAATAATCTGATGACGCAATTCTAGTTGCGTTCTTTTTCTTTGTGGTTTGAATTTCATGCTAGATTGAATTGATGAAGTTTTTTAGTTTTGGTAACGATTTTTCTACGCCTTCCATTGTTTTTTGGTCCAGTATTTCAAGGTAGATACCTAAAAGCTCCACCCTAAGATCCTTCAAAACGTCCTTAGCCAGTTCCAAGCTTAACTGCACCTTAGCTTGATCGATCATAGCTCTCGGAGAGGTCGAGGGTGTAAAATCGCGCTCTCTGATTAATCGACTTTTTGACGCACTTAGATGAGCCGTCACAATAACACCTGATTCAGCCGTAGATGGATGAACTGTGAAAGCTGTTTTTAACCTACTCATTCGATTACTCCTTCCTTTAGTTCACCCCAACTAGGACCATACCCACCCTCAAAAGGAATAACCAATTCAATTCCTTCAATGTTGATTGGAATATCAAAATAACGAGGGATTTTCTTAATCGCCCATTCTGTCACAGATTTAGGAAACTGACCACACAGGGCGTCATGCACCGAATGTAAAGGCTCGATAACAAGTGATCCGTCGTCACGTCTATTTTCTAGGTCAGTCCACAGATTCTTCATAGCCACGTTTGTGACATATGTGGTATTGGCTTGCGGAGCATGGGCCATCGCTTTGCCGAGAGTCGCAGTATCGTATTGGTTTTTACCGAAAAACGTTCTGACATGGCCAGAAGCACAAGATAGTTTTGGTTCTGCCGCAATGCGCCTTGCCATATCCTTATGCAATTCTCTAACCCCAAGATATCTAGCGAAGTATAGAGCTTGCAGGCTTTTACACTCAGCGGAAGTGCTTATAATTAGCTCTTTGCCTTGCGATCTTTTGTAGGACTTCTCCAATAGATTCTCAGCCATTCCGTTAGGCTGCATAATGTAATTTGTGCCGTGTTGCACGACTTTACAAACCTCATACAGAGTCTTTCTAACTGGATGAGTTTCGATGAACTCAATAAGATCAGGCCTTGATAACTTTGCGGATTCTGGATACTCCTTCATTACTGCGATGATCTTAGCAGGCTTTAATCCGGCCAAATAATCATCCAACATCATGCGATCTCCTAGTTTAGCACATTGAGCTGCAATGGTCCAACCGTCAGCACCACTCAAGTCTAGTTGGAAGAACCACATATCGTCATCAGCCCTATACAACTTGCGCAAAGGACTCATGATAGTTTGTAGATTAGTTCCACTACCTGTTAAGCTACCAGAACAACTCAATCGACCAGTTTCCGCACCAACCAGATTGTAGGAGCAGCGCATTCTGCCATCCTTATCCGTTGTCAGGTTTAGCTGTTTTCTTTTACTTTCCAACAACTTCCAGTGCATCACACTCTTTAGAAATGGATGCCCGGTTTTAACCAGTAGCTTCAAGAGTGCGTCGGCATCTGCAGTCAGTTTAGACGTTTTGCGTCCGGCAACTTTTGCATATTGCGGAGGCAGTCCTAACGTCTTGTATAGCGCCTCCACCATTTGTTTCGGAGAGTTGATGTTGACAGGCATTCCCAACAAAATGTCAATGTTAGCCTGAACTTGGTTCATTTCAAGCTCGACTTCTTTGGCCATTGTTTTAGCCTCATCCACGTCGTATTTAATGCCCTTCAAACTCATATAGAGGGTGGAATGCATTAAGGACATATTAAACAAATAATGCTTCATTTGTCCTAGATCCATCGCTTTCATGTGAGCCAGATGGATTGCGTAGGTCACACAGCAATCCTTCAAGCAGTAAGTATAATAGACTTGATCGTCATCTACTTTTCGTTCGAACTTGTAGTATGGCTCTCTAGTCCAGATGGATGCTTGCACACCAAGACCTTTTGGAAGTTCTGGATAAATCTCCCATCCGCTCAACATAGTGTCGTGACGGAAACCCTTCACATTGATTCCAAAACTCCACGCCAAGCTAATGAAATCGTATGAACCATTCTGCATTATTTTGACAATTGAAGAATCTTCTAAAACCCTCCGACAAGCTATCAAAACTTCACGCTTATCTTCAGGTTCAAAGTCCTTCAACGGCACAATGAAGGCATAGGTTGGGGATGTGGCGAAGCCGATGCAAGAAACTCCCTGTTCGATTCCGCCCTCAATATCGATACAGATCATGGAACCGGATGGAATGGAACCGAGTAGTTCGATGGCTTTATCCTTTGTTACAGATGTAACTAGAATTCTGTTTGGAAGGTCTAAGGCTTTGCTGAACGATTCTTCGTGAGAACGCTTGATGTCGAAGTTGAACAATGGCGCGTTGTCCCAAACTCGAAGCAAAGATTCTGGATGATAGGTGGCAATACATTTGCGACCATACAAGGGTGAATCGAGTTTATCACAAATAAACAGACTGCCCCTGTAGACGTCCAGACTATGATTGATGCCAGTCAATAACTTGAGTGTGTGACCACCAAGTATAACGACAATGTTTGGATCAGAGGCCCAGACAGTTTCTTTCAACTTCTTAAGCCCTACCTCCATTTCAAGGCTATCCTGCGGGATATCAAGAATGGTCGCACCTTTTGGAATGTCGCACACACTAGCTAGAGTATACATTCCGCGCACTAGACCGCACGAACGAAAGGCCTTATCCAGCAAACTTCCGGGCATTCCCATAAATATCCTGTCATACATGTAGTCAGCTGAAGTAAACTGACTACCGACAACCAGAATTTTACTCTTCGATTTGATGGTGGGTAATTCGTTTTGCATACAACTTATTTGAATGTGTGGTTAAAGACAACGTTGCTATTGAGCATAGCGGCAAACGTCTGCTTGGTGGATTCAATGAGGCGCGGAAAGCGTTTCTCATTTCTTTCAATTGCAATGACTTGCATCCCCTCCAAGATTCCTGCCCGCACTAGCGAACCCTCTCCAGCATAGGGATCAAGCATCACAAGCCCTGGTTGTGCACACGAACTCAGCAACCACTTAGAAAATTCAGAAGGCTTAGCAAAAGGGTTAGACTGAAGTTGCTTGTCGGGATTGGTGCAGACAAAGTGGGATTGTGCAATAGCTTTCCTCAGAACTCCCTTAGGTTTACGCAGAAACAGAACTGGTTCCTCGCTCTTTGCAAACCGATACTGGACGGCCTTGTTTTTGTTTCCGTGAGGCTTTGCCCAAGTAATTGGCCAGTCTTGAGCGATAAACCCAATTTCCTCACCAATTTTCTTCATAGCGTCAAAGTGCTGCCACGCACAGAAAGTGAAAAGAAGTCCATCGTCTTTCAACACCTTAAATGCCCCTTTCAAAAAGTCTGGAAACTGTGCAATGTTTTCTTCGACATCGTGATCGTCTTTCACCGAATCGATTCCAGCGTATTCTGCAATCAGCTCCATGTCAATTCCATATGGAACGTCTGTGTAGATGATGTCAACAAACTCTTCGTCCGCCGTTCTGAACCAATCCCTACAATCAGCTTTCACAAGAATCTTGTCCAAGTCAATCAGTGTTGGTGCCCCCATAGGCACATCAATAACAGGTTTCGACTCGCCAAAAATACCGTCAACTAGTGACATAGTAAGTTCGGGCTTGCTTTTGGCAGCAACAACAACATTGAGTGGAACAACATTTGTCGAACCTCCGATCTTAGCCAGTTGTTCCATGATCTGAGTCGACTTGCGGGCCATCAAGATGTCCATTGCCTTACTCAAAGATGGCGCGGCCTCAATCTCCGCATCACCTGCCCGCAGTCTTTGTGCAACCTTCAAATTATCATTAACGTGACTCGCAGCGACATTAAGCAACGCACCTGTCATGGCTTGCGTCCACTTCTCAGTTTTCTTTTTGGGCTTAGCTAAGTTAGCCTCGTGAGTTGCTGCAATGCCGAGGCAGATTTCTTGCCACGTCATAGGAAGCCTAACAGCATTAGATTCGATCTCAAGTAATTTGCGATCTGCCTCAGAAAGTCGATTTTTATAGACTACTGGAATAGTCTCGTAACCCAACAAAATGTGAGCCTCGGTTCTGCACCAACCCTCGATCAGATTTTTATCGTCATCCAAGACAACAGGAGACAAAAGTCCACGTTCTTTGATACTTTCCGCAAGGGTTTTAATGTGCTCGACAACTCGCGGAGTTACCTTGCGAATTCGATTGTTGCGATTGATATCGGAAAGTTTAACCGATTCAACACCTTCTAGTTTGATTTGCTGGCTCATAGGAATGATCTAAGTAGTTTGAGGATGAGGATGAATATGATGGGACAGACTAACACTAACACTAACAAGAAGAGGATGGCGAACATTTTTATTGGTTATTAAGGGAATTGATGAGAGCGGCAGGACTCGAACCTGCATGAGATGATTCACTATGTGTCGATTCTGGAGTTACCTCCTGCGTCTACCGTTCCGCCACGCGCTCAGAAATTGGCAGCGCCCGTTACTCGTCAGTTTCAGTAAGGTCATGACTCCTCATCCTAGACGCGAACGCTATTTAAATTGAGCCACCACATTGTCAGCAGGTTGCTCGGTCTCTAATAAAATTCTTCATACGCTATTGTTTTGCGGCATCGGCTACAAACTTTTTTCACGTGTTCACAGTCTGCTAAGTCTTCTGTTGTTTGGGTTAGAGCAAAAGGGTTGCTTTGCTCTAGGCAAATTTTTGGGTTAAAACAGAAGAAACTCCGTTCCACTACCACAAAGCTATGTCCAAATAATAGGCAAAGAATACTCATAAATTGTTGCCCGTCGTTGCAGTGACGGAGCCGAGGCTGGACAAAGGAACAATTTTAACGAGCAAGTTGTCATTAAGTCTCGTGCTTGGTCTTATGGAGTTTCGCACATCCAGAGAGTTATATTCACACTCACAATTAACCATGTTTTGTTTTAACAAATGGGAAAACAGAATCCAGCGGGCAGGACTCGAAAATTGGCAGCGCCCGTTACTCGTCAGTTTCAGTAAGGTCATGACTCCTCATCCTAGACGCGAACGCTATTTAAATTGAGCCACCACATTGTCAGCAGGTTGCTCGGTCTCTGGAGAGTTCTGATGATTTACGAAGAGCTACTCACAACCCCGACGTAATGCATGAGTCCCTTTGTCCAGTGGGAACGGCAAATATCTGGTTGAGGCGGGTTTGGTCTCGGCTTTCAAGACTCCACGACCCTCAAATCAACACACTGGCCAGGTCGCTCACGAGATGATTAGCTTCTGGGATTGGTAGAGCAGACCAATGAAAGTTTGGAGGAAACTTACCTTGTGAGAGTCTTATTTCTGGGCACCAGCTTCCATCGCAGGCTCGATGTGCTCTAACAGTAAAAAACTTACAGTTAGTCCAGCCAAGTGAAATTGCGTGGTTTATAATTTCTTCTTCACTCATGCTAATGTTATATTACTTTGTGCCCTCGCTGCAGTGTGTTGAATTGAAGGTGCAGGATTCAAGATGGTGATACCTGCTAGCCGAACTGGTTAGACGATTGCCAGAATCTTTCCGTCAGGCCGTAGTTCGAGACGTTCTACCGAATTGATCCGACTTTCTGGTACCTTTTCTGAGTCGGGGTAGAAATATTTGCCTCCGAACCAGAGCCTAATGGGCTTCTTTGGCTCTGGCCAAACGTCAAACATTTCTACATGTAACGATTTAGCCACAGTGTGGCAGCCGAAGCCTTCTTCTAGAGCAGAAGAATCTGCGAATGTAACCTTATCAGCCACTACCCTTTTGCAGGCAACAGCTTTTTCAATAGGCTCGTGTTCATCACGAACGAGCCATTTATATTCGGAATTGCGGTCAAGATAGTTAGCGGTAATGATTTTCATTGATTAGTTTCCTTGGGTTGTTGCGATGTGGAACTCGCTGATAGTTTTTTGTTTCTGCATTTTCAACTCATGCACTGACTTGACTTGTTCAGCCAAAGCTGTGTCGAGTGATTTGATTTTGGCTTCTGCCATACGCTTCTGCTTCATGAGAGAAGCGCCTTTAGCGGTGCCTGTTTTGATTGCCGCATCAATCTGTGTGATGCGTAGGGCGATGTTTGTGAGTTGAGATTCTGTCTTAGCCATAGGAGTAAATAGCAGACTTTAAGCGGTCTGCCAGCGCGTTACTGGTTACTGCACAGCCTTGACCGTTTTGACGGAATTGCTTGGTCCGAAATCCTCGGTCTCTTCGAGAGTCAGAGAAAGAATGACTGGACGCCCGGCCATTGCGGCGAGCAGTTCATCATTCAGAGCTGGAACTTCCGCAACGTCGGCGATGCCGAAAGTAGCCATAATGTCCTTGGTCAGCGCGACTTTGAAGTCGGGAGCCTTCGGATTGTCTGACTGCTGAAGCGGACGATAGGAACGAATCTCATAACCAGCTGAGATCGGATTACCGCGCTGTGACACGGCATCTTCATTCAGTGTGTAGATTGTGAGGAGGTTATACCTTCCGTCGACTTTGCCTGCGACAAATTCCGCCGACTTGATCGTGAATCCGTATTCACCTTTTGGAAGGCGGTCAGGAGTGAGATCGGTGCCGGACAGTTCGAGGCTGAGTGGTTGCATAGACATATTGTTTTATTCTTTCTTTCTTTGTGTTGTTTTGTTTGTTTTGCTTTGTATCCTCACACGAGGAACAAATGGTTATCCCCACTGAATATCGTCGGCTTCAGTTACAGGGGTGAAATTGTGGCGGGACCAAGGATGAACATCTGTGATGCTAAATCCATCGTCGAGAAGTGATTCTTGAATGTCGGAGGCGATAACGGTTGGATCATCTTGTCCATCCATTTCGACAGTAACTAGAAAAGTAGCTTTCATTTTCTTACATGTTTAAGGCTTTAACATCAGAGACCAGAGAAGTAGGGAGTCCTAGACTAGACTTGAGTCCAAGGTTGGTCATCGAACCACCAGCGACAGTCCTAATTTTACGAGTGCCTTTCTCAGTAGCACCGACTCCCGTAATCTCAGTATACATTAAATAAACCTCCTCGAACCATCCGGCAAGTTTGGTTTTGAGTTGGCCTGGAATTCCAATAAAATAGGTCACGTTATTACTGACTGCATCCTCATCAGCACGCAAATGGGCAGTCCAAACAATTGTCTTACCAGAGCTGATGAGCCAGAAAAGTGTCCGTTTCATCAGTTCCTCGAAGCCAGCCCACTCAGCGAACTCGAACTTAGAATCGAGACTATTCAGATCAAAAGCCCCAGCCAATTTTTTGTTCTGAATCTTCCGCACTGCGGCCATCACGTATTCAGCGAAAGAACTTAGGGAGTCGAGAACAATTGTTTCGACCTCCGCATCTTTCACGGCCTCCAGTAATAGTTCCTTGCTTCTTTCCAGGGCTTTCTCTCTTGGAACGGGAGTTCCGTCAACATTGAAATTAGGGTTGCCGTACTTAGCCCCTTTCAAATCAAAGTTGGATCGTTGAAGGTAGCGCACTGGACCCTGTAGGTTTTGGTCGCAGTCCAGAATGTAGGGTTTCGGTAGTTGAAGTGCAAATGTTGTTTTGCCACTGCCTGGATTGCCGAGAAGCAAAAAGGATTTTGGAAACTTGATTGGTAAGTCAGTAATAGAGCTCATGAGATTATTTGTGGAGTTGATTGTGAAGTGTTGTGTGGAGTTCTTTGAGGGCAAGTAAGGCTCCCGTTGGATCGGTGCCAAATTTCTGAATCACAAAGTCAATCTTGGACAATTCTGTCTGGTAGAGACTTTGCAATAAGATTTGTTTCAGCTTCTGTTCATTCGCGGCGGGAACCGAGTCAGTCGTAGAAACTGTTATAAGTGCTATCGCCTGATGCTTGAACTCGTTCGTTCCCGGCACTCGGATAGACTTAATGAAAATGTTATCGGAAGAAATCATTAACTATACCTTCCAGACGTTATCGGTGTAGTTGTTAGAATGGAGAACCATCTCTCTCAGATTGATAGGCGAAGTGCAGACATCAAAGAATTGACATTTGCCATACTTACCAAGACACCAACTTGTTTTCTTTGGGAAATAGCTAGTTTGAAGGTTGAAGAGAAATTCACCGACAATTGCCATAACATCAGTTTCCCATTCGTCAATTTTCTCTTGATCGTATGTGAAACGACTCCGATGAAATTCAGTCCCTTTACCCGTCTTAGTGTCTTTACGACACACCAAGGCATTTACAATAAATCCCCTGAAGTTGGGAATATGCTGTGCGGCACGGGCGTAGCCAATAACTTGTTGGCTCTGCTCGAACTGAGCGAAGAAATCTCCGCCGAACATTGAAGTGGTTTTATGGTCTACAAGCCAAACCCCGCCGTCAGTTTCTTTCACCAACATATCGATGATGCCAGACCACACAAGTTTGACATTAGTACTTGTGAGGTCTTTAATTTCAGGCGGAAGATTAAGCTCAGCCAAGAACTCTGTGTTGGACAGGTCGATATTGACATGGCCCAGATTGCTCTTGAAAGAGTATTCGATCATCTTTTCACCGTCTATCTCGAGTGGAGCAAAGTCAGTTTCTTTGCTATACTTATCAATATAGCGCCCCAACACAGTTTGAGCAAATGCCAGTGATCGGTAGTCAGTTGGATCGACAGCAGGATATTCTAGCGCTGTGATTGCCATCGCGGAGAAGCACTGATCTTCGAGAGTTTCGCGGCTTAATCCGGTATCTTTGAGTTTGTAGTAAACTTCCAAACCTGTGTGAATGATACCACCAAAGGTTAGTGCGGCTGTAGGAAGGGAACTACGGTTGTTTACGAGTTTATACTGCGCGAGGCGATTACAGAATAGAAAACTCTCCAATGATGAGTTGTCCACGGACATAACAACTTCATCCCCTTCCATGTGAAAGAGTGTCCGCTTTGTTTTCAGAACTGCTGTTGGTAGTTCTGTCAACTCACCATGATGAGCCATCGGACTCTGTGAGGTGAAGGATAGGTCGATGTTGAATTTTGGTGTCATATTAAACGAGTCCTTCAAAGGAGATTTGGCGGGTTTCTTGCTTGATTGCCTTAGATTGCTTAGTTCTGGCTGAGCGCTTTTCGCCTGGAGCCTTAACTCGCTTGTCCAGGACTTTGGCTAGGCCCCTCAATTCCTGCTCCGTCATTGTTTCGATCTTCTGATCCAGGAGCTGGTGTAAAGGTAATTCCTCGAATAATTCGTGTGAGTGTTTGGACGTTAGCATAAGTTTGTTCTGGAGATGTTGATAGTGGCGCTTGTTTCTTGAACTCTTCAATTATCTGTTTAAAAATAACCGACATTGCCCTATCGAAGATACCCTTGACAGGAATTCGATAGTGTAATGCATCATAATCAGTCTCACTAACAACGAATTGCACCTTGTGGGATGCGTCACGTTGCTTTTGAGTGACTGTGTAAGGATTGGTTATTTCCATCAGGTAAATGCTCATAAAATGAATGTCTGGCCGTCTTGAGTGTGGAATGCGATGTTTGGAAAGGCTTCAGCCAGTTTTTGTTTGTTTAAAGGGTCTAGGTTAGTGATCTCGATATGACCCAAAATAATATCGAGATTCTTTAATTCGCAGAGAGCCACCGCAATGGCTGGATTACTGCAATCGACAGGTTCTGCAATTTGCTTCTCTCTTCCAAGATGAAAACCTTCATCCTGAATGAAAGACGGACGTCGAGAGGTTTTAGAACGACGAGGACCAATGTAAAGTGTACCATCGTCGTCTGCGACGGTCCAAGAATGATCTATTTCAATCATCTTCTCCCTGTTAAGGACAGAAGGATAATTGAAAAGAATGTAATCACGGATGCATTCTCTGACCTTGATCCGCGCGGTAGACGTTGAAATGCCGTCTAGTTTCAGAGCCGTGGGTTCAGGATAGCGGTCGCAAGCAACTTTGAGGATTTGCTCGAACCGACGAAAATTATCTTCTTTATTGATTGAAACCATTAGATAAGTCCTTCCAAAGAGATAATTTTTGTTTCTTCTTTCACCACTCTCTTAACTCTGACCCTTTTCTTCTTTTCTTCAATCCGCTTGAGTTCTCTTTGCTTGGCCTCTTCGCCATAGAACCCATTTAGAGTGTGCTTGATGATGGCCTTGTCAGAAAGTGGTTTAGTAGGAGTTGGAATGCGAGGGCTTCTTAGGCCACTCGCATGTAAAGGGTGGATGAAACGGGACATATTCACACAACGCCATAAACTGAACCATCGCTCAGAAGAAAGAGATATTTGAGATCGGCATACTTGGTATAAAAACCAGACTCGGTTACGACTGTATCGCGAACACCGGACTCATTTACACGCAACTTGACGGCGTCCTTAGGGAGTGGTAGGAGTGGCTCGGCCTCGTAGGAGACTACTTTATCTGCGACCGTAACATACGAGCAGCCATAAGCCATCTCAGCACTGGAAGCGCGCCTAACATGAACATCCGATAATTTGAGTTGCCAGTGTTTTTCGGCTTGCTTTAGCGGTGTGTTCTCTGGGCGAACCAACCAGCGGTTGAGTTTATCGCTGCGATCAATAATGTTTGGGGTGACGATGAATGACATAGGAGTATAAAATGTTGAATTTAATCCTGGATTCGCTAAGGGGCGATACCAGGTAGACCCTCTTAACGGTTAGCCGAGAAGGTCCGACGGAATGACGGATTCCAATCGGCGCTGATTGATCTCCAGGGCACGAGCGATACCCTCCTCGTTGAAGCCGCCGACCGAAGCAATAGTGAATCCAGGATTGGACGCAGCAAAGTTCGCGGAAAACTTCTCTTCGGTGGTGGTTCCGTTCTCGACGAAGGCCAAGATTTGGCGAGCTTTGGCCATGTAGGCCGCGTCAGGCTTCTTGGTTGTTTGGCTGTCGACAAGCTCGAACGGAACTGTGTTGGCGACTTCCTGAGCGAGAGTGGCGAGGACGTTTTCTTCCAGGCCGCCGTCAGCGAGAAGGCGCGTAACGTAGGACTGTTCGCTCTCGTAGGAGACGACTTCTTCGCCCGCTTTGTTAGTGCGTCTAGAAAGTTCCTTACGCGGGAACTCAGGGAACATTTTTTCGAGACGCTCAGCGACGAGCGGGCGGAAAGTTGTGTTCCAAGGTCCGTAACATACCTGACGGATGCAGGCTTTCCAAACAGCACTTTCACCAAACTGTGCCACCAAATCCGCGACCGTGGACGGAACTTGAATGAATACAGAGGTTGAGAGCGTGTTGTTTTTGTAGGGGATGACGTTGATGTCTGACATGTTGTTTGTATTTAACTAGTTTGTTTGTGAGTTGCTTGTCGCGTTAGTGCGATGTCGCAAGGTTATCACTATAGCTAGATTTTAGATTCTATCAAGCGCTTTTTAATGTTATTTTTCCCTACGCGTTCTTAAAAATGAGAATTAGGGAAAATTCCTATGCCCTCCAACTAGACACACCATTTCCTTCGTAGGTCCTCCCAATCTTTCATCCCTTTAGAACTCAGTCCATTGTCGTTCCAATTACTGATTCCGTCGTGCAATAGTTGCAATTCTTCAAGAAACCCTATCCCAAGTTCTTTAATTTCTGGTGGTAAGTAGTCAACCACAATTTCTATTTGGCCTAAGTCACTTATCTTTTCAGCGAGTTCTTCGGATAGAAGTCTGCCGACAGCACAACCTCCATTACTTTTATGGCTATAGACACAATCACCCATTATGTCGATAGCTCTGTTGTTAAGGTTGCGGTGATCTCGTTCCCATGTAAGGATTTCGAGTCTTTTTTGTCTTACTTCTTGAGTTGTCATTTTGTTTGTTTAGTGTTTTGAGAAATGCCCCATTTCGGTCATTTCGATTCCTCCCAAGTGCGGCAGATTTCTCTAAGTGCAAACGATGCACTATTAAATCTTCCTTCATCCTCTGGAGTGCTATTCTCCAGCCCCTCAATAGCCTCCAGCAAAGCCTTAGCCATTACGGGCGAGATATTGCGCGAACGGGCGATGAAGGCGGTATTGTGAGCGTCTTGCTTAATTGATGTAATCTGTCCGATACACGTCAAAACGTAAACCTTATCCGCAACAATGTTATTATCATCATCTAACCACGGTCCAGACGTAGCCTTCTCACTCAGCGCGAGAAACTCTCGAATCTCTTGTTTAATTTGTTCAACGGTGATCATTTCGATTCCTCCTTTACTTTGATTGCTCCGATATCTGCGAGGGCTTGAGCGCGGGTTTGCCATTTGGCCGATAAATCGCATTTAGCGTATTGCGATATCAGACGAACACCACCCAGCGTGATCAAACGAACTGCATCTCGGTAATTGTGCCACTGCTCGTCCATCAACCTGTCCTCAATCATCCCGACGATGGCAGGCCATTCGTGAGGGGTGACCGAGCGATTCTCCCATTTCCAGCCTACAATCCTAAAAAATTGGTGGTAAGTTAGTTTATCGGGCAACGCATCGACTAATGCCCGCTTCAATTGTTCTTCTGTGTGTTTCATAGTAAGTTTGGTTATGGGTTGACGTTGATCCAGACGAGGACTTTTTTAGCTCTAGTTATTGCGACGTATCGCAAGTTGTCCTCTTGTTCGAGTTGCCAAGGTTGGCGGGCATAGCGCGATGGCATATATGCGTTCGCACCAAGAATGAACACACGCTCGGCTTCCAAGCCTTTGGCTTTGTGAATGGAGGAGAGAGTTAGAAGTTTTTGCGGAACTCCCGCAACGGAGTCGGTGAACATCTCATCGATCATTTCTTCCAGACTGGACATCGAAGTCCGTCCGAGAGAAAGGCATCTATCAATGAGGACTTGTAAACAGAGGCACTGATCTTCGAGAGTGGCGATTTTGCTATCGTCGCCAGTTGCTTCTGCTTTGTCGCGTTCCCTCTTGATGAATTCGTAGAGTCTGTCGGAGAGGGCTTTCAAGTTGAAGATTTTCCATCTTGTGAGATATTTCTTTAAATCTTGGCCGATGTCCTTCCCTTCAATGCGGCAAGGGAAACCACGCCGAATGAGTGAGAATGCGAGTTCGACATTGGGTGCGTTGTTGCGGCACAGAATCATGTCGGTTGATTTCAAATCTTCGAGATCAGGTTTTTTGATTTCCGGTGCGATAGGCGTGCCTGGAACCAGAAGTTCGAAATCTGCCATAGGGATTCGAGTAACGAGTCCTGGACCTGCGTTAGGGCGAGGTTTGATTTGAGGGACAATTGTTTGAGCAGATTTGACAATTGCTTCGTCACAGCGCCAAGTGTAGGATAGCGGCAGTTCTTTGGCGTTGAAGGCCACTTTGAGCTGGTCAAGACCATCAGCTAAGCTGCCTGTAAAGCCGTAGATAGCCTGTCGACGATCGCCGACCGCGTAGACTATTGGCTTTGTGACTTCGCCAGACTCGATGTTGTTGGTTTCTGCGGCGGCCAGAGCCTTTAGCATTGCGATTTTGCTGGCGTTGACATCCTGGGCTTCGTCTACAAGAATGTAGTCGTAGAAATCAAATCTCCAGCCCTTCAAAATGGGCATATAGATTTGATCCCCGTAGTCAAACATGGTTTTCTTGTCGAAGTTCTCTAGATTGTTGTTGTATTTGAGAGATTCTTGGGCCATTTTAAGAATGAGCCAGAGAGGAGTGTCAGCGTCGAATTCCAAACCGTGAAAATTGATTAATTGATTCCAAGGTTCGTTATCGTTGATGTCGTTGTTGACTCCGATGAGAGAGTCTTTGGCTAGCGTAACGAGCCGAACTAAAGGAGTGATGAGGGTGAAACTTCGGTTCTTCTCTTTGACGATGCGGGAGACGATGTCGCGGAGTTTGGTTTTGTTGACTGCATACACGTTCCTTTGACGGCGGCAGACCTTCCAGCCCATCGCGTTGAGGGTCATGACTTCAATCCATTCATCCAGCATAGCGTTGGAGACCTTGGACTGCATCTCAGACTTAATTTTGGAGTTGAAGGCCAGGACGGTTATGCAGATGCGAGGGCGAGGATTGGTTAGTTTGAGTTTGTTGACCAATTCAGTCAACAAGATTATTAGCATTGTGGACTTGCCGCATCCTGCGACGCCCTCGATAACGAGATTGTCGTGTGGATTGGTAAGTGGGAATGCTTTGATGGCTTCTTGTTCTGGAGAGAGGATGGTTTTGGATGAGGAATCACCGAGGGAGATATTGAATTTCATGTTGTTTTGTTTGTTTGGGTTAGAATTTTACGACGACATCACTGGGTTGGATGCCTGTTGCTCTACAGAAGATAAGCAATTCCTGTGGAGTTTTTACAGTATAGTTCGTTTCGTCTGTGTCACTAGAAAGCTGAAACTTCATCTCTCTTTCCGAGTCTATCCAGGCGTTTGTGACTTGATCTGGATTGAACCAGAAATTGGGGCGTAGTTGGATGAGTTTCATTTGCTTATTGTGGTTGGTTGATGAGTTAGTGTTCATCGGATAAGATTTTGTTGGTTAGGGTTGAGATGATTAGTGATGTTAGTGAAGAGTCTTTAACGAGACGTTGGAGAGCGTGGGAGAAGATTTCCAAGTCGTAGAAATCAACTGTTTGGGTGGTGTAGTCAACCTCGGCTTCCGCCGTGACTGTGTAGAGTTGGTCGTCCGGAGAGACGAACTGTTCGTCGATTAGGATGGTTGTCATGTTAGTGGAAAGTAGGAAGTTTTCTGAGGTATCGGGGAAGTATTGTTATTTCACGCGTGAAGTTTATACTTTAATGATGGTTCCGTCATCGAGAACGATGTGGAAAATACCATCTTTAAGCTCCACTTTGTCGAAGTAGTCCAAAGTAGGGATTTTGGATTCATCAAGTGCGTTGAAAATGAGTTGGGCTAGTATTGCTTTCATAGTGTTGTTGGTTTATTCGGGTTGAGAATCAATTAAAAGAGATGCGATGTTTGTAAGGACATCTTGGAAGGCGCGAGTGCAGTCTGTTTGGCCGGTAACGTAGTGGGCAATTTCTTCTATCCAGGTTTGGGTGGAGAAGAGGAAGTCGGAGGATATGTGGATTGTGTCGTCGAGAACGTAGCCGCAGACTCCTAGTTTATGGGATTGCTGATACATTAGCAGTGCTGGTTCGGGCTTGAATCGTGGGATGAATCCGACTTCCTTAAGTTTAGTCCAGATGGACATAAACTTACGATGGGCGTTTGGTGGGATGGGGTGGAGTTCAACGAGGGCATCGTTTTCGCGATAGACTGGCATCAGATCAAGATAAATGTCGCCCCATAATCCTGCGAGATAGATGGTATTTGGTGGGAGAGGTTCAATTTTATCTTTAAGGACTTTTTTGTCCCCGAAGACATTTTTGAAGGCCGTTATCAGACCGTGTTGTAGAGTTGATTCATAACGGAAGAACGCTACGGCAGTTTCGTAGAATTTTTGTTTGCCATAGGAATTAAGCATTTTTGTGAACCAAGGAATCACGGAGGCTGCGCCACTACGTTCTACACTTTCGTATAGGGCGGCTCTAATGATTTGGTGAAGCGCTGGAGACTTCAGGACGCGGGACTCGTCGAGGTCCAGATCGTGGAGGTTGTAGCCTATGGCTAATGGATTGGTGAATGGGTCTTGGGGTTGCTCGTAGACGAGGACGCCGCGTCGATAGATGCAACCAGGGCGAGCCTCGATGAAGATGTCGTTCTGGAGACCATAGCGATGAAGGAAGAACTTGCCTAAGTGGGTGAAAAAGGTCTCGGTTTCGATTGTAAAATCGATGTAGACTGAGGTTGTTCCTTTTATAGGATTGATGTCAGTGACGAGTTCAGGTTCGTCGAGTTGACCATCTTGATCGATGGCATTCGAGACGAGTTCTCGTAATGCGTAGTCTGTGGATTGCCAGTCAAGTTCGCCGAATCCGGCGGTTAGTGAGGTTGGGTGAGTTTCACCGCGGAATTGTGCGATGAGTTGGCGGTAAGGCACGCCGCTTGAAGTGGTTTTATCTTCTAGCCTGAAAGTGATTTCTTCAGTGCCGGAGAATACTCTGAAGGGGATTTGTTTTCGGAGAAGAGTTAGGATGGCGTGCTTGGCGCCGCTGCCAAATTGGCCGATGGAGGTGTCGGAGTGGCGGGTCGTTGAGACACCGACAAGTGTGAAGGACTCAATGTCTACTTCGCCGTTATTGCGAATGAGATAGGATTTCATAGTTTGTGTAGGATGAATAGTTCGATGGAGAGGATGAGAAGGGTGAGGATGTCGCAGATTGCTTGGACCGCGCCATTACGGCGTTGGTCCGTGACAAGGTCGTAGAGAGAAATGAGAGGGAAGAATGGAAGGAAGAGAAGGAGTTTTATTTGATTAGACGGTAGTGTTGAACACGATGGAGATGGCGTTGATGCAAACAACGGCCCGCATAATAAACACTTCTGGACTATCTTGTGGGCCGGAGAAGCCGGATAGGAAGTTAATGGCGTGCAGCATCAGTGCGATTTGTAGGAGGACAATAAATATGAACCGGAGTTTCATTTTAGAGAAAGTAGTTGTTTGAGGGTGCAGCCTTGATCAAGGCAGAGCTTAACGAGGATTGCGGCGGCGTCTTTGTTGTTTGTTTTTGCGAGGCAGTCGGATTCGAGTTTGTGGAGGGAGTTTTGGTGGCGACGAAGTCGTTTGTTAGAACTGTCTGTGGTTGGGTTGAAGGACCAATGTGGGAGTGGCGTGGGTGGTGCGGTTTGGAGATGAGTTTTGGAGTTGCGGAGGCCGCACTTAATGGGAGTGGAGTCAACGGTGATTGTTTTGTGGATTCCTTCACAGGAATTAGTGGAGATAATGGTGTTCATTGAGGGAGGAGAGATTTGAGGGAGTTTAGTTCGCTGCTGGCCGCACTGCGAGCTGGCTGGAATCACCAATGAGTAAGGTGATTTCGTATTCGCCGAGGTTGACTTGGATGGTATTAGGGTTCATGGTTGGGATTGTGTTGTTGGTTCGGAGAGAGAACGGTGCGTGCGCACCGCGCGGATGAAGAAGAGAATATACATTATCATGAGAAAGATAAGGAACCATTCAAGGAGAATGGAGAAGAGCTTGGTGAGAGTGGAGCGCCACAGCCGCTTTTGATGCGGCGTGAGGTGAAAGAGGAGGGATTTAAAGGATGGACGTTTCATGTTAGATTATTGGTGGTTGGTTAATTTGGATGGAGCAAACATCGTGAACGATGCGGCTAGGGTAGGGTGCCGTCGTTCCAGTAGCCTGCGTAAAGGGTGTCGTGGTTGTCTTTGGTGCGGACGACGATTATGTCGTAGATGCCTGTTGTTAGGTTGAGTTCCATTACAAACTTTGCCACACGTTCGATTGAGGCGATGGACTCCGTCTGTAGAGAGTTTGGGAAGGGTGAGAAATGGGGTGGTAGTGCTGGTTCTTCGCTGGTTAGTATTGCGATGATTTCGATTGGTTTAGGTGGAGTTGGAGATAGGTGGTCGATGATGATTGGTTTCACGGTAGGTGTGGGTTCGCGGTGAGAATTAAGGAATGTAGAGAGTTCCTCCGCGGTCTTGATTACTTTGTAGGTAAGAAGTTTATCGTTCGCGTCACGTATTTCGACGCGGGTATCGTAAATGCTGTGACCAAGTTTGTTGGGTGCTGGCCTGACGTTGACGGCTAGGCAGCGTAAGTTGAGCTTGGACTTGGAGGTGATGGCTAGCATTTTTTCTCGCTCGGCTAGCCAATCAGAATAGGTGGTGTATTTGCGCATAGTGATATGTTTGGATTTCATGGTGTAGTTTGGTGGTTATGAGTGAAAGTGGGAGTAATGGTGTTTGCGGCGGAGTTTTGAGCGGTTCTCTGAATTGAATGATTCAATCAATCAATCGCTCGTAGGATAGACCTCCCCCTCCCGGTTTAAGAGGGGGGGTCAATTTTTTTTTTGAGTGGATCACTGAATCCGAGAATCGGTGAGCGGACCGTTGAGTGAGTGTCGGAGGACGAGTTAGCCAGTTTTCATGACCCTATCTCTGAGCGAATGGATGATTGTTTGAATCGACTCAACAAAAAACTCGGTGATTGCAAGGGCTACGGGGGGCCGCCCTCTTTTACGCTATGGTCATACTGGCGAGGGGGGGGAAAGGGCGGGGGAGGTAGGTTAGAAGGGCAGGAAAGGGCAAAGGAGCGGTGGCGCTGACCTCTAGACGCGACTTTGCCCGCTAGTTTAATTCCTAGCGGGCAAAGGGGGAAGGATTGTGCCCTTGCTAGAATCGGGGGAAACTAGCAAGGGCAATGAGTTTGGTTTATTCTGGGCGCTTTCCGAGAACGGTCTCAACTGTTTGGGTGTCCAGCCCTTTAGCGAGAAGGAGGGCGGCTTTCTCGTCCCATTTACGTTGCCGACCAGGAAGGAGGTTAGTCGCAGTGCGAGGCCTTTCCTCCGTGACTTCCATCCAGCTATCAACGGCATCGCCGTTGAACTCCCCACCGTCTGCGGGAAAGGGGTTGAACCCTGCTTTCTCCTGTTTGCTAGGAGTGGCGCCATAGGCGCAAAGGAACGCGGAGACCATCCCGCCACTGGCTTTATTTTCGGGGTTCATCGACTCAACCTCCCGGTCATAGACTGAACCTGCGAGGGCAAGCCAGACATCGCGGGAGATTGTAAAGGCTAGGTGCCGTTCAACGGCTGGTGTTGTTTCGGTTGCCTTGGTAAGCTGCTGTTTTGCTTTGATTACTAGTTTCATGGTCTTACTTCTTTCTTGGATTGTGTTTGTTTGTGTTTGTTTGTTTGTTTTGTCAGACTGGCCCTAGAGGGCCAGAAATTGGCGAATGTCGGCGGGAGACATGCCGGAGGCACGCAGAAAGGCGAGTCGCTCTTCTTTACGCTTTGCCTGCGCGAGTCGTGCCGCTTCTTTATCTGTTTCGCAATTGATAACA